ATGCAGAAGAAGACTAAACCTGCATCTAAGCCTATGCCTATGCGTGGAGAGCGTACAGCTAAAAACGCAGCTAAGACTGCTAAAAAGAAATGATTAAACGAGGTTCTGAGCAGTTTTCTGGCTATAACAAGCCCAAAGCTACTCCTAGCCATCCTACCAAGTCTCACGCTGTTTTAGCGAAGTCTGGTGAGGATGTAAAGCTAATTCGTTTTGGTCAACAAGGCGTAAAAGGCTCACCTGATGGCTCTAAGCGTAACGAAGCATTTAAGGCTCGTCACGCAGACAATATTGCCAAAGGTAAGATGAGTGCAGCGTATTGGGCTAACAAGGTTAAATGGTGAACAACATGAAAATGACAAAAGCTGGTCAGAAGAAAGTTGGCAAGGTAATGGGTGAGTACAAAGAAGGTACTCTGCACTCTGGCAAAGGTGGTAAGGTTGTAAAGAGCCGTGACCAAGCTATTGCTATTGCTATGGCTGAAGCTGCTAAGAAAATGGGCAGAATGAAATAATGGCTGACTTAGGCGCAGCATTTGGATTTTATCCACAGCTAAACAGGCGCAGACAGGGTAGCCCTGCTGATTCTGCTAATTTGCCTATTGACGTTCTTAGAGGACGTTTAGCGGGTTTATTAGGCGCACCTTCAGATATTCTTAATTTGTTAAGAACACCACAACCAACAGAAATGTTTGGTCAAACTGACTACACACCACAAACTCAAGTTCCTTATGGGTCAGAACAGTTTTTAAAAGAATTACCACTTTCGCCAACATCAAGAGTTGGTCAGGTAGCAGGTCAAGCTGCGTCATTTGTTCCGCTAAACCCTATGCCAGCCGTAAGGGGTGTGCAAAAGATAGGACAAATGGCAGGTGAGGAACTGGCTGCTACTATGATGGGTCAGCGTCCTAACAGCATGATGAGCAAAGTAGTTCCACAGCCATTGTTTGTTGTTGCCCCAGAGCAAGGATTGTTATCTACTAAGGTAGAGCCTATTGAAAGCCTATTGCAGACTAAGCCACAAGCACCAGTTTCTGACATTGGTTTCTATTCCGCTACTGAGCAAGCAGCATTGAATCTAGGTAGAAACAAGGGAACTGGTCAGTCTTTCATTAACGACTTGATGAAAGCACCTGATGTTAAGAAGGAAGAACTGGCTTATACAGGGTTAGATGACTTCCTGAGAGACAAACCCAATGTTACTAAACAAGAAGTTCAAGACTTTTTGGCTAATAATCGGGTAGAAGTTCGAGAGGTTGCACTTGGTGGCGCAGAATCTTATGACAAGACTCGTTTAGCAAGTTTAGAAAATGAGTTAGGACAACTTAAAGAGCATCCAATAGATGCGCCTAATTTTGGTGAAGAAAAATTTAATGAACTATTAAAGTTACAAAACATAAGAGACCAAAGCACAGTTGATAGTTTATATTCTGCGGCTGAAGTTGCTATAAACAGCGCAAAAAGGGCGCAAGCTGCTGGTAATAAAGAACTTGCTAATAAGTATTTTTTAGAATCTGAGATGTTTAATACAAGGGCTGAAAAACTTGATTTGCAAGGACTTGGGCTGTCTTCCCCTACAAAATATTCAAAATACCAATTAGCAGGTGGTGAAAACTATCGTGAGATATTGCTGACATTACCTACTAAAAATGTCACAGAGCAGACATGGCAAGTATTAAAACCAAATGGAACTACAACTACTGGTTACTACACTTCTGAAGAAGCCGCTAGAAGAAATGCTGAATACATTGGTGGGTCAATCCGTCAATCAGAACCAGTAACTTCTCAATCTGGCTATCGTTCATCTCACTTTGACGAGCCAAACATTTTAGCCCATATGAGGGTTAATGACCGAGTTGATGCTGATGGTAAGAAAATGCTATTGGTTGAGGAAATTCAATCTGATTGGCATCAGGCTGGCAGGGAAAGAGGCTATAGAAAACAAGGTGATAAACAAGCATTAGAAGCTGAATCTAAAGCTATTGGTGATGAAAGAAACAGATTAGTTAAAGAGCTGTCAGAACAAGAAAAGCAAAATGGTTTTGTATCTACTGAAGGTCAACAACAATGGGATGCTTTTAAAGAAAAAGAAAACTTGTTTAAACAAAAGTACAAAGATTTTTCAAGCCAAGCACCAGACGCACCATTCAAAGACACATGGTATCAACTAGCCCTTAAACGACTAACTAAGTACGCTGCCGACAATGGCTATGAGCGTATTGGGTTGACTACTGGTAAGCGTCAAATTGAAAGATTTGCAGATGAATTACGCCAGAATGTTGACGAAATTGCTTTTTCTTCTGGGTATCCAAGCAAAGATATTACAACGATTTCTGCATCTCAGAATGGACAGTTAGCATTTACAGGAACTGTAAAAGACGGAAAGTTTCTTGATGGTCAAGCACGAGGTAAAACAGTTGAAGAAGTTTTAGGCAAGTCAATGGCAAAACAGATTGCAGAAAAAGAATCTGGAGTGCTTAAAGGTGATGACCTAACCATTGGTGGTGAAGGAATGAAGAAATACTATGACGAGATTTATCCTAAGTTCTTGGATAAGTACGGAAAGAAGTATGGTGCAAGTGTAGGCGAGACACAGATAACAACAGATTACGCTAGGGATGCAAGTGGGATTCCTGCACAACGTCCATCAAAAGAAACAATCCGCTACTTAGACATTACTCCTCAAATGAAAGAGGGAACATCTAAGGGTCAACCCTTATTTGCTGCTACTCCGTTATTACCAGCAACAAGTCTACTAGACGAAGAAAAGCGCAAAGAGATTACAAGTCTGTTAGAATAAAGTATTAACTTAACCTTGACCAACCCTAGAGGAGTCAAACAATGATTGAAAAACAATCAAACATTTCATATCGTGGTGGCGCACGAGAAGGCGCAGGAAGACCGAAGGGAAGTCTTGACAAGGGCAATGCTGTTCTTAGAGAGATGATACTGGAGGCACTAGAGGGCGCAGGTGGCGTTGCTTATCTCGTAGAGAAGGCAGAGAGCCATCCACAGGCTTTCATGGGACTAATCGGTAGGGTCTTACCACTCCAAGTAACTGGAGAAGAAGGTAAAGACATTCAGATAAGCGTCCAATGGCAGAAGTAATTGAGATAGCCTACAAACCCAGAGAACAACAACTTGCTATCCATGACTTGATGGACAGTAAGCGTTTTGGCGTTGTTGTTGCTCATAGGCGCATGGGTAAGACAGTCTCTGCGATTAACCACTTAATCAAGGATGCAGTCCTTAACCAAAAGGAAGCACCTAGATACGCTTACATTGCTCCAACATACGGACAAGCTAAGAGGGTGGCATGGGACTACCTAGTGAAGTATGCAGAGCCTCTAGGTGGCTCACAGAACATAACTGAGTTGCGAGTTGACTTCTGGGGCAGACGAATTCAGTTGTATGGCTCAGACAATCCAGAATCACTCCGTGGTCAATATTTTGATGGGGTAATCCTAGACGAGATTGGTGACCAGAATCCTAAGATTTGGACAGACATTATTAGACCTGCACTAGCTGACAGAAAGGGCTGGTGTCTCTTTATTGGTACACCAAAAGGACACAACCACTTCAAGGAACTGCGAGACAGGGCTGAGAAAGAAGAAGGATGGGGACTGCTAGAGTTCAAAGCCTCTGAGACAGGGGTAGTAGATGAGACAGAACTGAAGGCTGCTAAGAATGAGATGGGCGAGGACAAATACCGCCAAGAGTTTGAGTGTAGCTTTGACGCTGCTGTAGAGGGTTCTTACTATGGGCAAATGCTGAACGAGTTAGAAGACAAGAAGCATATGCAAGAGATTCCCAGAGAGGAACTAAGCAGGACTTTTACTGCTTGGGACTTGGGTATGGGTGACTCTACGTCTATCTGGGTGGCTCAGTTGGTGGGTACTGAGGTCAGATTACTTGACTACTACGAGAATCATGGGGTAGGACTAGACCACTATGTGAAGTGGATTAAGGACAACGACTATCTCAAAGCAGAGCATATTCTGCCCCATGACGTTAGGGTCAGGGAACTTGGAACTGGTAAGAGCCGACTAGAAATGCTTGAGGAATCAGGACTAGAGGTCAAGATTGCACCCAGAATGGGACTAGACGATGGTATCCAAGCGGTAAGACGATTATTGCCAAGGTGCTGGTTCAATGTTCCTAAAGTGCAAACAGGATTGAACTGCCTGAGAAACTACCGCAGAGACTACGATGAGAAGCGTAAGATATTCTATGAAAGACCACTACATGATTGGTCAAGTCATGGCTCTGATTCTTTCCGTTACTTAGCCCTTGGATTAGATGAAGGACATTCAACGTGGTCTAAGCCGATTAACCAAACTCCGAAATGGATTGTCTGATGTATGTGCAAATGCAGGGTGTAAATTTAGCACCTAAAGTAAAAGAACTTGAAAAGCGTATCGAAATGCTTGAAAATGTGGTAAATGAGTTAAAATTGGACAAACCCAGAATGGGAAGACCTCCAAAGGACAAGCATGGCACAGAACGAGTTAATGTCGATAATCCAAGCAGAGATTGATGATGCAATTGGATTTATTGAAAGCGAAACTGTTGAACAACGCAAACAGGCTCTGGAGGCTTATCTACGACAGCCATATGGTAATGAAGTTGAGGGTAAGTCTCAAATCGTTACTGGAGAAGTGGCAGAAGCGATAGATGGTGCGCTACCTAGCTTAGTCCGTATCTTTACAGGCTCAGACAATATCGTAGTCTTTGAGCCACAAGGCCCGAGGGATGAAGCCTCGGCAAAACAGGCCACAGACTACTGCAATTGGGTATTCAATCGTGATAACGCTGGTGTAGCCATTCTGCATGATTGGTTCAAGGATGCTCTGCTTCAAAAGAACGGCATCGTTAAAGCATATTGGGAAGACAAAGAAGACGTTACAAAAGAGCGTTACTTTGACTTGACTAACGATGAGTTAGCAATGCTGATGAGTGATGAGACTATGGAGATAGTCGAGCAAGATACGACAGAGTTCCCAATATTTGACCCAATGGGTCAGCCAGTTATAGACCCTATGGGTATGCCTGTGATGGGTGCTACACATAACGTAGTTGTCCAACAGAAGAAGAAGTCAGGCAAGGTAACGATTGAGAACGTACCCCCAGAAGAATTCCTGATTAGCAAGAAGGCTAGAACTATTGCTGATTCACCTTTCGTAGCCCACAGGCAGATGTTGACTCGTAGCACCTTGGTTGCTATGGGTTTCAACAAGAAGCAGATTGAAGGCTTACAGATGGGTGATGCTTTGGCGTACACACCAGAGCGTGTGGCTCGTTATGCAGCAGGTGAGCAACCTTACCAAACACAGACTGATGACCCTTCAATGCAAGAGATTGAGGTCTTTGAGTGCTATGTCAAAACTGATATAGATGGCAAAGGCATTGCTTCATTGGTTCAAGTGTTCTACGCTTCTAATGAAATTCTTGAGGATGAGAAGGGTAAGGAAATGGTTGAGGAAGTGGACTATGTTCCTTTCCACTCAATCTGTCCTATTCCAATTCCACACAAGTTCTTTGGTAACTCATTAGCTGACAGAACAGTTGACCTACAGTTAATCAAGACTACTATCACTCGTCAGATGTTGGATAATTTATATCTGACAAACAATGCACGAGTTGTTGCAGTTGAGGGTCAAGTAAACCTTGATGACCTGCTTACTTCTACTGCTGGTGGTGTTATTCGTGCTAAGTCACAAGGTGCTGTTCAACAGTTGGTTGTTCAGAACGTGGCTAATCAGGCTTTCCCAATGCTTCAGTATCTGGACACAGTTCAGTCTAAGCGTACTGGTGTGTCTGATGCTTCACAGGGCTTAGACCCTGCTATCTTGCAGAACGTGACTGCTGCTGCGGTTGCTTCAATGCAACAAGCTGGCGCAGGTAAGATTGAACTGATGGCTCGAATCTTTGCTGAGACAGGCGTTAAGTCTTTGTTCCAAGGTATCTTGCACTTGCTCTGTAAGTATCAGGACAAGGCTCGTGTGGTTCGCATGCGTGGCGAATTCGTAGAGTTTGACCCTAGAACATGGGCTAACCAATACGATGTGTCTATCAATGTGGGTTTGGGTGCTGGTAACCGACAAGAGCAGATGGCTATGTTGTCTATGGTTCTTGCTAAACAAGAGCAGTTGATTGCTCAGTATGGCCCTGCTAACCCTTACGTTTCACCTGCCCAGTATCGTGGTACTTTGGGACGCATGGTAGAGATTGCTGGCTTTAAAGATAGTGCTGAGTTCTACAAAGCAATTACGCCAGAGCAAGACCAGATGCTTTCTAATCCTCCTCCACAAGAGCAACAGATGCCCCCAGAATTACAGGCATTGATGGCTAAGACTCAGGCTGAGATACAAGCTAACCAAGCTAAAGCACAAGCTGACTTGCAGATGCAACAACAGCAGATGCAGATTGATATGGAGATGGCACAACAGAAGGCTGCTCTTGAAATGCAATTGATGCGTGAGAAAGAGATGGCTAAGTTGCAATTAGAGCGTGAGAAACAACAGGCTTACTTTGCATTAAAGCAACAAGAGTTTGAAGCAGAAGCACAATTGAAAGCAATGAAGATTGGTGCTGGCATTACATCTAACGTAGAGATTAGGGGTTAAACATGGCAATTAAAAAAACACCTAATCGTGTTATTGAAGGCGATGACATACAAGAGCAGATTGACGCTTTACCTGAGTTAATGTATTTAACTCGCACTAATCCTGATAACCCTGCTATTTGGGAAACTTACAATCCTAAAACTGGTGAGATTGTTGACACAGGTGTTTTTGAAGGTGGTGGGGATAGAGGCTTGTTGGCGGCATCTCGTCCTGTCCTAGCCTTGGCTGCTAGTGTTCTTGGTGCGCCTTATTTGAGCAATCTAATTGCAGGGGCAACACCACTCACAGGCTCTGCATTGGCTGGTGCTACAGGTGCAACCATTGCAGGTGGCTCTACTGCTCTGACAGGTGGTAGCGCAGAAGACACATTAAGAGCCGCTTTATTGGGTGGCGGTGGTGCGTATGCGGGTAGTGCATTGAATAATTACATTAACTCAATGGATGTACCTGTTAATTTTAATACGATGACTCCAGCGCAGATTGCTGATGCGGCTGAAGCAAACTTTATTAGTGACCTACAAAGAGCAGGTTTGACTAATGCTCAGATTGATGATTTTATTACCAATTCTGGTGGTGTAACCACACCTGTAACTACGCCTGTAGCTACGACACCTGTAGCGGTTTCAACACCAGTTACAAATGGCGGTACTGTTGCTGTAACAGGCTCTACTGTTCCCTCTTTAAATAGCGTGTTAAACACAATAGCCACATTACCAAATGCAGGGACTGTTCAAGTTGCTGCACCAAGAACACCAGAGCAAGTTAACCAAGATATTATCAACTTGGCAAACAGTCAAATTCAATCTAATGTAACAACACCCACAAACTTACAGACACCAGAGCAAGTTATAACTAGTTCAGCCCCAACAACTACACAACAAGTAATTAACGCAATTACTGCTGCTATTCCAACTGTTCCTGCTGTTACTACTACTACTCCTGTTCCCCCAGAAGTACAAATTACAGCACCCAAAACACCAACAACTCCAATAATTCTTCCTCCTGTTACTCCTGTACCTCCTGTTGTTCCTCCTGTTACTCCAGTAAAGCCTCCTACCACTCCTCCAGTAAAAGAAACTGACCCTATTAAGGTTGCTCAGTTAGCTTTAGCTGCTGCTGGCTTGCTTACTGCGGGTGATGTTTTATCTAATACAGCGACACCAACAGGCTTTGACATTGTTCCTGTTCCAACAGATTGGAAGACTCCTCCTGCAACTGGAGTTGCACCATTTACACCATTGCCTCCTATTGATTTCGGCACTCGTAACTTGCTGATGGGAACACAATGGGAGAAGTTCCTAGACCCTAACTATGGCAAAGTACCAGAGCCAGTACAGTATTCACAGCCATCAAACATGAGTTACAACGATTTGATGAGCATCTTGGGTAGCAAGCAAGGTATGCCTTCAGCAAGTAGCCTAAGTATTAACGACATTATTTCTGGGATACAGAATCAGTATGGACAAACACCTACTCGCACAATGGGCTAAAAACCTGTTAAATGATGACTTTTTCAAAGAAGTCATAGATAACTTGAAAAAACAGCAGATTAGTGTAATAATTAACACAAGTGCAGAAGAATCTGATAGGCGTGAAGACGCTTACAGGCACATTAAGTCTATTGAACTGATTACAGGACACCTAGAAGGCTTGGCCTCGGAAACTGTGATTAGAGAGAAGAAATGGAAAATCCTGTAGCATTTAAGCTACACCTCCGTCCAGAAGGTTTCTGGCGATTATTGAGATGACAAATGGAAAACACCAACCCACAAGGGAGTGAAAGCCTAAATGTAAACCAAGCCGCTTCAGCGTTTGAAAGTTTAATGGGTGATTCTGACGAAGCCGAGCAAGGCCAATCTGAGGAACAAACAGAAGAACTACAAGCGTCTGATGAAGTTGAGTATTCTGAGGAGGAATCCGAGGAACAGCCAAAGCCTAGATATAAAGTCAAGGCATCTGGTGAGGAAGTTGAGGTAGAACTTGACGAACTTATCAAGGGTTATCAACAAGGTACGGACTACACTAAAAAGTCTCAGGCTCTAGCTGAACAACGTAAGGCAATTGAAGCTGAACGTAGTCACTTAGAGTACGTGAAACAAGAGCGACAGGCATACGCCCAGAAGTTGCAAGCGTTGGATAGCTTCCTTACGCAGCAAAATCAGGGTGTGGACTTAGAAGTTTTAAAGGAAACAGACCCTATCGGTTATGCGGTAGCGG